ATGCCGGCTTGTGGATATTCGAGGCCACAGGAGGTTTTTGTGCGTCAGTTTTATCTTGGTAAGACTAGCTCTGGTTATTACAAGGCCTATTTTATTGACCCTGTAACTGGTATCCGCGATTACGGAAAGAGTACGGGCACGAAAGACAAGCTTGAAGCTGCGGTTATTGCAAACGAATGGCTTAAGAACGGTAAGCCTGCTGCCCACGCTAATTCCCGTAAATTAAAATCCGACGATTCTATTCTTGTTCCGACTTCCTTGAAAAGCTTTGTAGACCGGCTTTCTGAAAGTGACGCAAAGACTGTTGTTGCTATGCTTTCTGAGAAGTTTGGTTTTGATTCTCCTGTCCTTTCTCAAAAGACTTTGGAGCTTGGAAAACCTGTGGTTGAGGCTCTTGCTCCTGTTTCTTCTCCTGTGCAGGCTTCGGCTCCTACTCCTTCTGAAAGTCCTAAGCCAAAAAAAGTTATTGTGATTAAAAAGTCCGCTGACGGAAAAATGAAGCTTGTGAAGAACGAAAAACCGGCTCTTAAAGATTGCGCAAGTTTTGTGTCAAGCATTGGTTTGACTCCTGACGGCAAGCATCTTCTCTGTGCTAACCTTGAGAGCTTTTGGGATTATGATACTTCTGTGTTTATTAAAAGGCAGCTGGACCGCGGACATTCGCTTTCGAAAAAGTATGCCTTTTGCATGAAGGCTTTTGTACGTAATTACTGGAGGCCTTATTTTGGCGATGATATGTGCATCGAGGATTTGACGGTTCCGGAGCTGGATGACTTTTTGTTTTATCTTCATGACGTAAAAGAGCTTGCAAGTGAGACGATTAATAAAAATATAAACTGTGTAAACCGCTGTTTGAACTGGCTTGCTAAGCAGCAGAAAATTACTGTGAATCCGGTTGCAAGTGTTGAGCGCTTTAAGGTGGATGCGGATGAGCGCGATATTCCGACTGAGACTGAGATTCGAAGGCTGCTTGCTCTGAACTTGGAAAACAATACTGCAAAGCTTGCCTTTAAGGTTGCGGCATTCTACGGCTTACGTGCCGGTGAAATCAGCGGGATTCGTGTCTGCGATATTGATGTTGTTGGAGATATGCTTCATGTTCGCCACAGCTTTAGCGAGATGGACGGCTTGAAGACTACGAAAAACAAAGAGGTTCGGGATTTACCGATTGAGCATTCTATTGCCTTACAGCTTATGAACCAGGCTAGACGGAATCCTGAGTATGGCGATTTGAGTTATGTCTTCTGGTCTGTAAAGAATCATAAAATGCCGATTACTCCGGGCTATTACGGCGACTGTTTTTATAAAGCCCTGGAAGAGATTGGAGTCAGCGAGTTGGTTCGTAAGGAGAGAAACATTGTATTACACAGTCTGCGTCACTTCTGCTGTACGATGTTGAAGCAGAAGGCTGATAAAGAGCTTGTAATGCAGATTATGGGCCATAAATCCTTTACTATGACGGACCACTACTCTGATCATGAGACTCAGGAGAAGTTTGAAAATATGCGTACAGTTATTTCGAGTGCCTGGGAAAAGTATCTTACGGCCTAGTTGTTTTCAAAATGCAAACGGATTGTTTTATAGCGTGGGCAAAATGTAAGCACTAATTGGCACTTTGCAAACGGGGTTTAGATTTAAGATAGAGCCATAGCAGATTAAGTTCTGCTGTGGCTTTTTTTGTTTTTATTCATCTCAAAAAAAGGAGTGAAAGAAATGGCAGAAGAAAAAAACTTGGATTTACTTTCGTTTAAGCAGGCTTGTGAGTATCTGGGCTTTAGCCGGACTTTTATGTACAAGCTCTGCAGGGAGAAAAAGATTCCGCATGTGAAGCTTGGGCGTCGTTTGATTTTCAGAAAGTCGGATTTATTTTCCTGGCTTGGAAATCAGGTTTGTGAGGTGGAAGCATGAATGTACCTCTTTCTAAGATTCTTGAAGAATCGAATGACTACTGCAGGCGTATTGCCGCGGAAGAAAAGTATGGCGAGATTATCGTCAGGATAACGTTGAATGACGGATGCCCTGTGAAGCTTGAAAAAAGCTTTTGCGAGCATATTACAAGACGAAGCGTGAACCGCTACGTCGTTAGGAAATAATGAGTAAGCCCGCTGGCGGGCGGTGATAAATAGCAAAGCGTTAAGAAAATTGCGACAGCAATTTTTAGCTTTACCACCATTCAGGCAAAAGGAGGTGTTCAGGTGGGAGATAAGGACACTGTTTCGACATCCGCAAACTTAAACAGTGAACTTAATTCAAAAGTGGCAGAGCCAGAAAAGTCCTGGGAGAAAAAATTAATCGATGAGTCTCCCAAGGCTTTTAAGGCTTTCTGTCTTTTTCGTGCCATGGGCTATAAGCGTAGCATTAAGGCCTGTATGGAGATGCACGGAATTGAGCCGAAGAAGTACGGCTCCTGGGCTCGTTATGCAAGGCTCTATCACTGGAATGAGCGTGCTGCAGAATATGATGCCTATATTGAAAAGGAGACTGAAAGAGAATTACTGGCGGAACGTGTTGAACGCAAAAGACGCCAGATGGAAATGCTGAACGGGTTTGACGAGCTTGTTGGAAAAAGACTTAAGACTCTGGACCCGGAAAAGCTTGATGCAGACGGTGCTATGGATTTGCTTGAACGTTCTGCAAAGCTTGATTCGTTCATTACCGGAGCGGACAAGGAAAGCTCAAAGCCTGTTCAGGGGGAACTGGCTATTACTTTTGCAGATTCTTTTAAGGATTTGTAATGAGAGAGCTGTTTAAGCCGACGGCTGTTCAGAAAAAGGCCTTGAAGCTGCTTAGTTCTTCTGCGAAGCATGTTCTGCTTTTTGGCGGTTCGCGTTCGGGAAAAACTACGGTGCTTGTTATGGCCATTATTTTTCGTGCCTGCCGTTACCCGGGAAGCAGACATTTAATCTGCCGCTTTCGTGCAAAGGATGCAAGAAGCTCTGTTTTGCATGAGACTTTTCTTCCCTGGCTTAATAAGACAATTGGAGCTTCCAACTACAAGGCTAATGTACACGACGGACTTATAACGCTTTGGAACGGCTCTGAGATTTGGATTGGCGGACTTGGGGATAAGGAACAGGTAGACCGCATTCTTGGACACGAGTATGTGACTATTTACTTTAACGAAGTGAGCCAGATTTCTTATTCTGCAATTACTACTGCCTATTCGCGACTGGCGATGAAGGTTGAAGGCTGTAAGAATAAGTTTTTTTATGACTGTAACCCGTGCAGCCCTATGCACTGGGCTTACAAGGTGTTCATTCGAAAGATTGAACCGAGGACTGATGAGAAATTAAACAAGCCGGAGCTTTATGCTTCGGAAGTTTTAAACCCGATGGATAACGCTGAAAACCTTGATGAAGATTACATCAGCGACATTCTGGATAACATGCCGGAAAAACAGCGGGCCCGATTCCGTGATGGTCTTTGGGTAAAGCCTGAGGGCTCTGTTTATGAAAAGTTTGAAGAGTCAATGATCCTGACTCGGGACCAGCTGCCGGAAGAGTTTGACCGCTTTATAGGCGGTCAGGATTTTGTGCTTCATATTGCGGCGGTTAAGGTTGGCTGGGTTGGAGAGACTGTTTATGTTGTCGCTGATTTTGGCGGCTTTAATATTACGACTAAAACTTCTGTTGAGCAGCAGCAGGCTAAGAACTGGTATGATGACTGCTTTGTTACCTACTGTGACCCGGCCGGGGGTGAAAGAATTCAGGAAGTGCCTGGAGGTGTGAAAGCTAATAACTCTGTGGATGCAGGGATTGATTACATAATTGCAAAGATTGAACGCGGACAGTTTTTTGTTTGTAAAGACTGCACCGGTGTTCTTGGTGAAATATGGGATTATTCGCGTGATGAGAATAATCAGATTGTAAAAGTTAATGACCACTACATGGACGCTATGCATTATGCGATTTTCAGCGCAGCGACATCCGGGGTCGTTTTAGGTTGAGGTAATACCGATAATTTATATGGGACTTTTTAAAAAGAGGAACCAGCAAGAAAAAAAAGTTACGAAGCTTTTCTGAGATAAATAATGAAACTGTGGCAGATGACTTTTCGGTGAGAGATAAAAAGACCTGCACGGATCCTTATTTACAGCACGCCTGGGTATCGGCATGTATTGATATTTTGACTCGTAACGTAGCGCGTGCTGAATTTGAAATTAAGAAAAACGGCAAGACAGAAAGTGATTCAAAACTGGCTAAGCTCTTTATGTACCCGAATAAAAGCATATGCAGGTTTGATATTTGGAAGCAAACCTGCGCCTGGTGGAGCCTCAACGGAGAGGCTTTCTGGTGGTTCGGCGAGGACTACTGCTGCGGCATTCCTTCGGAGATTTACATCTTAAATCCGCGGAATATGCAGCACGTTGTTGAAGGCGGAAAGATTACCAAGTGGGTTTATACAGATGGAGCTACAGGCAAGCCTCTCATAATTCTTCCTGATGAAATAATTCACTTTAAGGACTGGAATCCGTGGAATGAATACCGCGGAGTAAGTCCGCTGGTAAGCTTGGGTCTTGAAGTCGAACAAGATTTGCTCGCCGCCAAGCAGAATTCAGGACTTTTAAAAGAAGGTGGGGTTCCTAAGGGGCTTTTAAAAACAGACCAGATTCTCATAGAGACAGAAGCAGAATTACTTGCTCGTACATGGGACTCAAAATACGGCCACGGCATGAAAAATCGTGTGGCTGTACTGGGTAAAGGTACAGAATACCAGCCTCTTACGTTCAGCCCCGACGTTCTGAAGCTTTACGATATGAAGAAGTGGAACCTGTATACACTTCTTGCGAAATTCGGCATCCCGCCTAGAGTTGCCAATATTCAGGATTCCAAAAGTTCATTGAGCGGCACCGATACAGATTCCCAGCATCGGGCGTTCTGGAACTTTACGCTTATTCCACTGCTCAAGAACTTTGAGCAGATTCTGGAAGTTCAGTTCTTTCGCCGGTTCAATCTTTTACAGACCGGGGAATTCAACCTTAACAATATCCCGGAACTGCAGGAATCTGAGGATGCCCAGAGCAACCGGGATATTGCAGAAATCAATGCCGGACTTAAAACAATTAATGATGTTTTGAGAGCACGGGGACAAAAGGAAAAGCCCTGGGGCGACAGCTGGTGGAAGCCCAATACAATTTCGGCTTTTGATTCTGATGACAATAAAAATTGTGGGGACAAAAACTAATATGAAATTGTTTTTTGCTACTTCTAATTATGTGGTTAAGGGAACTGTAAAAGAATTCTTAAAGCAGAAGCTTCCGCAGGTGCAGACCTTTGATGTCTTGAAGGATGATGACTTTAAGTATCATCTTGGCTCTGACAGTGACTGTGTGATTCTGGTTGAAAAGTTTTTCTTAGACCTTTGTATTCAGGAAAAGATGACCAGTCTTAAGGGAATAAATGACAAGCTGCGTTTTGTCTTTTTTGAGACTGGAGAAAGCTGCTCGGATTTCTTTGGGCTTAGAGTTCATAAGCTTGGAGCTTCGGGCTTTATCTGTAATGCAGAAACAAGCGATACTCTGCTGCCTGCTCTGCAGAAAATCTTCAGCGGAAACTCTGCTTACCCTCAGACTGTTCTTGATGACATTAAAAACGGTCTGCATCTAACCCGGGCTGTCGGCGAGCTAACTGACACTGAGTTTGATGTTGCGGTTGCTCTTGCCAAGGGAAAGACTGTTAAAGAAATTGCCTACGAGATGAACGTTACTGACAGCTCGGTCTGCTCTTACATCCACTACCTGAGATTAAAGATTGGTTATCAAAATCCTGCAGATTATGCAGAGGTTTACAGACAGATGCTTGATAGAAATATGGGAGGCTGGAATGGTAGTCAAGATTGACGGCGTTGAAAATAAGGACTTTGGAAAAGACAGAAATTTTTTCTTGAAGTTCCTTAAAGAGAATACGAGCTCTGGAAAAGTTAGTGCCCAGGTAGAAGTATTCAAGGCTGTGGATGTGCAGAAGGATTCTTTTCACTGGGTAATGAGTACCTTTGATACGGACCGCGACTTTGAGAAAGTTGATCCATGCGGCTGGGATTAAAAAACTATCTTTCTAATCCTGTGGTGCTCTGGAGTCACGACTATTCGATTCCGCCTATTGGAATTGTCCAGAATGTGACAGCTTACAAAACGCTTGAAGGCGACATTCTTTTTAATGCAAAGGATTTTGATGAATTTGGCTGGAGCATTGGAGAGCGTGTAAAGGCCGGAGTGTTACGCTGCGGCTCGGTGGGCTTTAGAGTTGATGAGCTTGAGTTTCTGGAAGCCAAGGACCGCGACTGTGATTTGATTTACAGAAAGCAGGAGCTTTTGGAATTTTCTATCTGCAGTGTGCCGGCAAATCCCTTTGCCCTTCACGTACCGCAGAAGAGACTTGAGATTACGGAAGTAATTCAGGAGGAAGAGCTTTCGTTTTTTGAAAAGGTTTGTTCGGGCTTGAAAGCTCGTGCATAAATGAAATAAAGCAGGACTGCTTGCAATTGGAACATGGAAGCAGCCCTGTATTCAAGACCAACTTGGAGGATACCTTGAACGAAGTAATTGTATCTTTGCAGCAGAAACTTAGCAATATGAAAAGCTTGGTGCCAACTGAAGCTGCAACACCGGAACAGATTTCAAAATACTTTAATGAGACAGAAGATCTCATTGACGGAATTTTGAAAATGGCAGACAGTCAGCAGACTGCCTCTACAACAGAGCTTGAAGGAATCAGAGAATCAGTTAAGGAGCTTCGTAACCTTCTTAAAAAGACTGATTCAGAAATGAAGCCTTTGACTTACCGCGACGTTTGCTACAACGTTGGTAAAGGTCTTGTTGCCGCATGGAACAAAGACCACGAAACTTTGGGCCAGTTGAAATTCCGTCCAAACATCAGGGCAGAGAAGTGGAACAATCCAAAAGACTTTACCTGGGAAACCGGAAAGGGCTTTGTACCACAGAAAGCCGTTCTCGGGGAGCCAATCGGAAACCTGGCAAATAATGACCAGTATCTTATCAATCCGATTTACGAAGAGACAATCATGCAGGAAGCTGCAAAGCAGTCTGTAATGATGAATCTCGTAACCCATCGCCCAATGAACGGACCTTCAATCTTTATCCCAGAGCGTGACCGTGGCGGAATTGAATTGAAGTGGCTTACTTCATACGGCCAGAAAATCGATGCTACAAAAAATCAAACATGCCTACTCGTACACGCATTGATGGTTATGACATTGTGGAATCAAGACTGATGCCGCAGCTTGCCGACCTAGAAGCCGACAAGGTAATTGCCATCTTTATGAATCCAAAAAGAATCATCCACGGTAACCGCAAGGGAATCGAAATCAAGCGCTTTGATGAAACAACCGAAGGCCTGGAATACGGCGAGCTCTTTATGCGCTTCCGTAAGCGTGACGGCTTCCTTGTTACTAGACCTAAGAAGAATATGGTTCTTCTTAAAACTACAGAAGAATAAGTTATAACAAAAAGCGAGGTTCAGGCAAAAGACTTGGTAAAATCGGAGAGAGTTTGGAAGCTTTTTTTACTTGCTAAAGTAATCAAGGCGGACAAGCTAAAAATTGCTTTCGCAATTTTTTTACGCTTTCCGATTTAACACCGGCCACCAGCGGCCTTACACACATTGTATTTGACTGAACGAAGGTTATACTTTCGTGAGCCTCGCTTTTCCAGGAGTAGATATGAATCCTTTCCCTTTTGAAGAACTCCAGAAAATCCTTGAATTAAAAGATACAGAGCTTGAAATAGATGAGCTCTTATATACGTCTACTATTTTCTACATAGAAAAAATACTTGGCTATCCGCTGGAAGATCATAATTATAATGAGCTTCAGACCGTGAGAGACTGCAAGGTGTATACAAATCAAGACAACATAACAGAAATGGTGAACATAATTGATATGAACACCAAGCTGAGAGTGCCCCATTGTGTAATAGACGGCAGGACAATATTTTTGCTGGACACAAAGCTTGAAGGCCACGTCTTATTCTTAAATTACAATGCAGGCTTTTTACAAGCTACAATGCCGGCAGATTTGAAGGAAGCAATAATAAAGCTCTTTTTGCTTAAGAAGAAAGAGTTTATAAAGCAGCAGAATCAGGAAGACGACTGTTCTTTTGAAATCCCAAAAGACATACAAAATACACTTGATATTTACAGAAGGAAGACCTGGTGATGAGAGACTTTTTGACAATGTATGAAAGACTTGAAGAGCTGCTTTTAAATAAGCTTCCGGAATATATTACTCAGTGGAATAAGGAAAACTCAGACTTATTTAAGTTTGAATTAAAACAGTTTACTAACCAGTGTATGAATCCTGGTATAGAAAAGTTTCCTTATTTCGCCTTAACCTTTATTGAAAAAGAACAAGGTAAAAAACACAGAATCATAGATACCATAAACTATAAGTTCAACTTTGAGTTTTTCTATGAAAAGGATGATATTCCAGCATATGAAAAGACTATCTGTTACCAGCAGATAATCTGCCAGATGCTGCATGAAGATGACTTTGAATACTGGCTGAACTTTGAAGTGCCAAAGCTGACGCAGAGGAAGTTTGAACTGCTGGTGCATGTGGAATGGTAAAATGTCCTTTTAAATGTCCCTTTAAAATCAGGGGCTCACAATGTAGATAACTTGCGAGATGGGATAATTAAAGCTATTATAGGTTATGGTAAGAATGGACAGAAAACGAAAAGGGGGTTAAGCATATGTGCAGAATTATGGAACAAATGGCTAAAGAAGAAAGACTCGAAAAAAGACTTGAAATGGCTGCAAAGATTCTTGAAAGCGGAGAAATGGCAGAGTCACGTGTAAAAGAATTGTTTAATCTTACCGAAAAACAGATGAAAGCAATTAAAGAAAGAGTTACTGTTCTGGCTTAATAATTATGATACTTACATTTGGACTGGAGATTTTTAATTTTCTACATAATGAAAAAAAATGATGATTTTTTCACTTTTTTGATGTATAATTGATAAGTTATTAAAGAATTCAAAAAATGAAAAATATAGTGTCGTTATTTGGCACTGTAGCAGTGATATAATATCTTAAAAATATCACTCAAGTGGTGGGGAAAATAAAGTGGAAAATGTGCTTAATTGCATAGACCTATTCTGCGGATGTGGCGGATTATCTCTAGGTTTTGAAAAAGCTGGTATTAATGTACTCGTTGGAATTGATGCTTGGCAAGATGCAATTACAACATTTAACTATAATCATAAAAATTCAAAAGGTATTTGTGCCGACTTATCTACTCTTGAACCAAGCGAGATTGAAAAAGAATTAAATGGAAAATCTGTTGATTTAATTATAGGTGGTCCACCTTGTCAGGGCTTCTCTGTTGCTGGAAAACGCATTGTAGATGATGTTCGAAATAAGCTTTATAAAAACTTTGTTCGTTTTGTTGAATACTACAAACCAAAAGCATTTATGATGGAAAATGTTCCTAACATACTTTCTATTGGTGGCGGAATTGTTAGAGATTCAATTGTTAAGGATTTCTCTGATTTAGGTTATAAAGTTGTTTATCAAGTTTTGACTGCAAGCAATTATGGAACACCACAAAATAGAAAACGTGCTGTATTCGTAGGTTTTAAGAATGGGTATGAATTTAAATTCCCTGAAAGGACAGTCGAAAAATTGATTACATCTTCAGAAGCTCTTTCTGATTTGCCAGAAAACTCATTAGAAGATGGAACATCTTATCCTGTAGCTCCAAATTGTGATTATCAAAAATTAATGCGTTGTAATTCCAATAAAGTTTATAATCATCAGATTACAGAACATAGTGAAAGAACTAAAGAAATTATCGCTTTAGTTCCAGATGGTGGAAATTATAAAAACTTGCCACAAGAATTACAGCAGACAAGAAAAGTTCATATTGCTTGGACACGTTTGAATAGTCAAAAGCCAAGCTTTACAATAGATACAGGGCATAGACACCATTTCCATTATAAATGGAACCGTATTCCTACTGTTAGAGAAAGTGCTAGAATACAATCATTCCCAGATGATTTTATTTTTCTTGGAACAAAAACAAGCCAGTATAAGCAGGTTGGAAATGCAGTACCTCCTTTAATGGCTGAAGCAATAGCAAAAACAATTAAGTAGAGTCTTAATGTATAAAGTACCAGTAGAATATTATTTTAGGATTCATCACGTAAGACCTCGTTTTAAAGATGATGTCGAAAATGTACTTTTCTATATGGCTCATTGTTGTTCAACACTCAAAGTATTACCGCTTAATGAATACAAAGATAAATTAAATACTATGATTCAGCTCTATCCTGAAAATGCAGGTAAAACTGAAAAAACAATTAATAACTGGCGTACAGAAATTGCAGCATTATTTGGATTCTACATTGAAGATAGAAATACTCAAAAAACTGAAACTGGAGAAATAGCCTATTTCCTTGATAAGGAACAAGATTTAGTACAGTTCTTTAAGTTTTATCTGTTTAAGTTTCAATATCCAGGTGGACATCTTAAATCTGACAGAATCAAAGAATTTATCGATGCAGGAATAAAATTTAAGCCAGCTCATTATATTCTTAAAATGCTTTATGAAGCAGAACTGAAAAATGGAAAGCCTCTCGGAATTACAAAGGAAGAAGCTACACATTGTATTTTTAATGATTTAAGAGTTACTCGCGATTATCGCGATGTAAACGAAGTTGCTGATTTAATACTTACAAACAGAAAGAATAAAGTTGAATATGAACATGGCGGAGATATTACAAGATACGCCGGAGATATTCTTGATTACATGGTACATGCAAATCTTTTGGATGAACGTCATGGATATTTCTATTTGAACCATACAGAACTGGAATCTATTATGGTTTTCATCAACGATATCAATTATTTTGATGGTTATGATAGATTTTATGGAAAGCCAGTTAATATACCAGATTTAGCTGAAATTGAAACTGACTGGTTTACATACGTAAATAAAGAACTTCATGCAGAACTCTTTAAGACGGATCTTACTTCATACTTTACTGAAGAATCTGATGAGGAAGAAGATCTTTATAAGACTGCAGTTGATGATAAGATTAAAGAAATTCTTGAAGGTGTTGGTTCAACAAAAGATATTGGCGACCTTGGTGAGAACCTTGTAATCGGTCATGAAAAAGTAAGACTTGTAAACCTTGGCAGAGAAGATTTGATTCATCTTATCAAGAAAATACCTACTGCACTCGCAGTTGGTTATGACATTCAAAGTGTAGAAGAAGATCAGCGAAAACGTTACATTGAAGTTAAGACTACCATTAGTAACAAGCCTTTGAAATTCTTCGGATTCCATCTTACTAGAAATGAATGGGATTCCGCTCAAACATTAAATGACAGATATTTCGTATATCGTCTGATGATTAACCGAAGTCAAAAAGTAATTTATATACTACAAAATCCAGTTCAGTTATATAAACAGGATAAACTTGAAATGAGAATTACAGATGGAGCTGAGATTAGTTTCAAAGAAGAAGTTGCTGAAAAAACGGAGTTAATGATATGGAAAAATTAAAAGTTGCTTCACTTTTTTGTGGTTGCGGTGGTACAGATGTTGGACTACTCGGAAATTTTGATTTTCTCGGAAAGCATTATGCATCTAATAACATGGAAATTGTTTATGCAAATGATATTGATGATAATGCTTGCAGAATCTTTGAAGAGAACTTTGGTATTAAACCGGATAACCGTGATATAAGACAAATTAACTCCAATGAACTTCCTGATTTTGATATTTTGACTGGTGGTTTTCCATGTCAGTCATTTTCAATTATTGCACAAAATCCGAAAAGGCTTGGTGTAAAAGATGACCGTGGTAAGCTTTTCTTTGAAATGTGTAGAATACTAAAAGATAAACAACCAAAATGTTTTATTGCAGAGAATGTAAAAGGTCTTCTAACAGCCAATCAGAAAAGCGCATTTCCTCTTATTATGGAAGAGTTCAAAAATAGTGGTTATGATGTAAAACATGTGGTTTTAAATTCAGCCAATTATGGAGTACCGCAGAAAAGAGAACGTGTAATTATTGTTGGCTTTAGAAAAGATTTAAAAATTGATTTTATATTTCCAAATCAGGTAATTACTGATGAGGATTTGTTTGAACCTCTAAAGAAAGTAATCGAAAATACTGTTGATGAAAAATATTATTTTTCCGATAGAGCTGTAGAAGGTATGATGAAAAAAAGAGAAAAAATGAATAAAGGCCGTGCACAGGATATTGAAAAACCATGCAATACTGTAGGTGCACATCTGGCAAAAGTTTCTCTTAATAGCACAGATCCTGTTTTAATGTTTGAAAATAGATACAGAAGATTCACTCCTAGAGAGGTTGCAAGAATACAATCTTTTCCTGAGAAATTTGAATTAGTTGGTAGTGAATCAGCACAATATAGAGCTTTGGGGAATGCCATACCTCCAGTAATGATTTGGTATGTTGCTAATACTGTAAAGAATTTTTTAACAGTATGAACGGAATAGATTATGGATTTTAATTCTTCTTTTTTTGAAAATATTATAGGTATAATGATTGGTAGTTTTATTTCTGTAATAACTACTATCGTTGTTCAATTAATGAATTTTAAGCAAGAAAAAAAAGATTTTGAAATTCGTAAAAATGAATTTTATGATGAATTATTATCTAAGATTTCTATTGATACTACAACTTCAATCAAGGGAAAATCTGAACAAGATTTTTATATAGAGCTTTCAAATAAATGGTTAGAAAAAAAATCATTATTGTTATGTTTTGAGACAAGAGCAGCTTTATATTGTCCTAAAAAAATTATTTCAAAAATGCATGAATTATATGATATAGCAAAATTAGCTTATATAAATATAATCATTCCGAATCTTGATGAAAAAGCTGATAGTTCATATCTGCAAGATTATGCAAATTGCCTTAACTCTCTTATCGAATTAATTGAAAAAGAAATAATTAAGAAAAATGAGTAAACATATACAGTACGACAAAACATTTGGTCTCTTTTATGATGCTTACAGAAAGTTCTGTAGAGAAAATTCTCCGGACGGAAAGCCTAATTCTGAAACACCTGAAATGTTCCGACAGTGGTTTATTTCAAATTTTGTATCTTCAATGGATGACGCTACCTGCTGCCAGCTTTTCTTACGGGATCTGAATCATGAGCTCACTCATATTTACTTAAAAGATGAAAACCTTATGGACTTCTTTAAGGCTGCAGAAATAAGAGACCTGGAAGGAATAAAAACTTACATTAAAGACAATGGCTGTAGTGTAGTTCTTAACAATGATGACAAACTTGAAAATCTCACAACTGGAATAAACTTTGGAATCTGTCTTCACATTCCTAAAAAGTCACAGGGCTATGTTTTTGCTTATTCTCTTTATGACATTTCAAACGAACTACGTATTTTCGTAAATCATGGAATGGAGCAATACCATATTTCAAGTAATGAAATTGAAGATAAAAAATCTATCGTCTATACAGACCAAGAAATGAATGAGATTACAAAGCTTGCTATTAATCTGCTTTCATACATTTACTGTTTTCCTGATTGTCTTGTAGATGGTGCTCCTCATGATGTAAAAACTGAAAACAATCATTATTTAAATACATCAGAAAAAGTTGTTGATGTTACTGAAAAAGCTGCAGCCGGTGTTGTTATTCCACACTTCCGTCGTGGATATTTCAAACGATTAAGCAGTGATTTTTATAAGAATAAAAAAGGGCAAATTGTTTTTGTTCATGAGACTATTGTAAATGGTGTGGCAAAAACTCTCGAAGAAAAGTAAAAAGATATAAACAAAATGGATATTGATTATAATTTTTATGAGAAAGATCAAATTAGTGTTTTAGTTTAACGAGTTTTGATGATGCTTTATTTGATAAAACAATTACTTACTTTGAAATAAAAAATGAATAAAACCTGAAGCGAAGGAACAAATGGTATGATACAGAACAACCTGATAACATGTAAGAATTGTAAGAAAAACTTCTCTATTGAAATACCAATACAAAATATAATTTTTGATGGTATTGGATTGTCTTGGGATTTTAATAACGAAGATGAATGGAAACGCGATGATTTGTCTAATTTTTATGGACTCTTACTTAATAGGCTTTTAAAACGAAATAATTATAAATTTCAGAATTTTGATTTTAAATATAGAATATACAGAACCAACAAAATGTCCATTTTATTTTTCATACAACGAGGTATATTGTTGTGAAGATATTAGTAACGGTTTTTACATATACATATCAAAGCAAATAAAAACTATTCTGAACTCTCTGTCTATAAAGAACCTTGGAATAAGTATGGATGAGGTCTATCAAACATATTCTTTTGATAGAGAATATTTAATTAACCATTTACCGTTTAAATATAAAAAAGAAAAAAGATTAATATTAAAAATGGAAAAACTCCAAGAAGAATTACCATATACAGGTGGAAAAGGAGGAGATTTTAATTTAATTGAGTGGTTAGTTGAAAATGCTGTAACAGCTTTATATACAACTCTTGTTGTTTCATTATTAACATTTCCCACAAAAAAAATTTTAACTTCGGCAAAACAGAGTTTAAAAGTCAGAAAACGTATTAGAACCTACATTCAGGACAATCAAACAGATTTTTCTGATATTTCAATGGAAGATATAAAGACATATTTCCATGTTCCTCGTAATTTTAATGGTAGTAAAGAAGATCTTATTGAAGATATTATTTATAAAAAAGCTGAGCATGTCAAAAAAGAATTAATTGAAAAGCTAAGACCTTCGATAGTACAGAAAAAATTAAAATGTAAATCTACAAAAAATCAATAGAAAATGATATAATTGAGTAATAGACAATGGCTTTCTTCAGGAATTTATTTGGTAGCAAATGATGAGACTCAAACAAATGGACTTGAAAATACAAGTTTTGCTATCAAATTGGAATCTTTCATAAAAGACTTATTAGATTCAGATTCATATATTCCAAGAAGTTCTATAATTTAGCACAATATTCAAAAGATATTGATTATTTAAAACAACTTTCAACAGACAGACTCTTAGATAACTATTGTAAACAAAATAAATTAAATCCGGCAAAGGTTCAGAAAACCATTAATGATGTCTCTGCAATCAGTGATTTAGTAAATCAACATAATCAAGATTTCATTAATAATAAAATGGTTTCTGAAAAAGAATATCTTGATAATATTCTTAAAGAAATTGATCCAGTTATTAAACTTGATGATGACCAGAGAAAAGTAGTTCTTACTGATGAAGATTACTGTCTTGTAATTGCTGGTGCAGGTGCAGGAAAGACAACAACAGTTGCTGCTAAAGTAAAGTGTCTTGTTGAAAAGCTGAATATAAAGCCAGAAGAGATTTTAGTAGTTTCATTTACAAATAAAGCTGTAGAAGAATTACGTGACAAGATCAAAAATCAACTTCATATTGATTGTCCTATAACAACATTTCATGCATCTGGAAATGCAATTCTTCATAAACAGAATGATGAAAAACTAAATATAGTTCAGAATGAAAAATTATATTTTATTCTTGAAGATTACTTTAATGAATCTGTACTTACAAATGAAAAGCTTGTAGATGATCTTGTAACTTTTTTTGCTTCTTATTGTGATGCACCTGCTGACGAAATAGTTGATAAAGCCATCTTGTTTAATAAGATAGCATCATCTTCATTTACAACTTTACGAAGTGAACTTGGGGAATATGAAAAGAAAATTATTCCATCTGGTGATAAAAAATATGTAACAATTCAAAATGAACAATTACGTTCAAATGAAGAAGTTCAAATTGCAAACTTTTTGTATCTGAATAATATTGAATATGAATATGAACCAAAATATAAATTTAGTATTGAAGGTTCTATAAAGCCTTACACACCTGATTTTATTATTAAGCAGGGTGATAAAGAAGCATATATTGAACACTTTGGTGTAACTCAAGATGGCTATAGTAACAGATATTCAAAAGAAGAATTAGAGAAATATCAGAAAGCTATGAAAGATAAAGTTGCTCTTCATAAGCAGCATGGGACCACCTTAATTTGTACTTGTTCAAAATATAATGATGGACGAGAACTAACAGAACATTTAAGAGAAAAGCTTGAAGATGATGGCTTTATATTAACTCCAAAAGATAATAAAGAAGTTATGAAAAAGATTTCTGACCAGGATGGTAGCCGATATGTCAGAAAGCTTATAAATCTTGTTGATAGATTCATTGGGAATTTTAAGACTAATGGATATACAGTTCAACAATTTGATGAATGGCAGTTATCTGCAAACAACGTAAGAACTAAACTATTTCTTCGTATATGTAAAGAATGTTATCTTGAATATGAACGTTATTTGAATAAACACAATGCTATTGATTTTTCTGACATGATTAATAAATCTGCAATTTTATTAAAAGAATCAGAAGCTGTAAGAAGTCAGATTAAATTTAAATATATTATTGTTGATGAATATCAGGATATTTCTAGACAGCGATTCAATTTGGTTGAAGCATTACATACTAATTCAAATGCAAAAATTATTGCTGTAGGTGATGATTGGCAATCTATTTATGCTTTTAGTGGTTCTGATATAACATTATTTACAAAGTTCTCTGAAATAATGGGATATGCAGAATTACTTTCGATTACAAAAACTTATCGTAACTCACAGGAAGTAATTGATATTGCCGGTAACTTTATTCAGAAGAATTCATCTCAGATTCGAAAGTCTTTGAAATCCCCAAAAACAATAACTGATCCTGTTATTATTTATACTTATGATTCTAAACTAAAAGAAAAGGGTTCTTCTGCAAGAAGTGGAGCAATATACAATCAGGCGAAAGCAGTTGAAATAGCTATTGAACAAATACTAGAATATGACAAACAAGCTGAAAAGAAATCTTCTTCTATTTTGTTACTAGGCCGATTCGGCTTTGATGGTAAGAATCTGGAACGTTCAGGACTTTTTGAATACAAAGATAGTAGTAAAGTAAAATGCCTAAAATACCCAAAGTTGAATATTATCTTTATGACAGCTCATGCATCTAAAGGTCTTGGATATGATAATGTTATCGTTATAAATGGTAAAAATGAAACTTACGGTTTCCCTTCAAAAATCGAAGATGATCCAGTTTTGAATTATGTAATTAAGCGTGATAATACAATTGATGCTGCGGAAGAAAGACGTCTGTTTTATGTTGCAATGACAAGAACAAAAAACAGAGTTTATTTTATTGCTCCGGAACAGAACCCTTCTGAATTTTTACTTGAAATTAAAAATGATTATAAGAATGTTGTCCTAAAAGGTGAATGGAACGAAGAAGTTTCTGATCAGAATAAATTCAAGAAATCATGTCCGATTTGTGGATATCCACTACAACATAAGTATAAAGAGGCTTATGGACTTCATCTTTGGATTTGTACTAATGAACCGGAAATCTGTGATTTTATGACAAATAAACTTGATGCTGGAAAATTGGCAATTATGAAGTGTCCTGATTGTGACGGATATTTAATTGCAAAATCTGGTAAATCAAATAACTATTTCTTGGCTTGTACAAATTATACAAGTGACAACAAAGGTTGTAATAAGAAAATATGGAAAACAGATTATTATAAAATAATGGGATATAAGGAATAAAAAATGAATGACAAACAAACAAACTATGAGCTAATCCTTAAAGAAATTGAAAAAATTCAAAATGACCAATTAATGAATGATGAAAAATATTATGAAATATATGGAAACCCAGAAGACTATGATGATGTAATAAGTAAAAATCTTTATTTTCAGGATATTGATTTTAATCTTGATTGGAGATTTAAGAATTTATTTTATAAAATTTTATATTTTTTAGATTCGGAAAAATTAGAAGGTTTATTAAACACATTCAATAATGATTTCAAAGAGAAAATGTTTTCTCATGATAAAATAAGAGATACTGAATATATAGACGAGTATGATATTGATGTCCCTGCTCTTATTAGTGATATAAGAACTTTTTTTTACTCTATGTATGATTTTTATATTCCGAAGAATGAAAATTCTAAAAATAAAGAAATAGAGATTTTAGAGCGTATTTTAAGAAATGCTGAATTTGCCTTAAAAGATGAAATAATTTAAAAAGAAAAAAATTTTTACGATCCATTAGTTAAAATAATTAGAATTACTTTTCCTACAATTCAAAAAAATCCAAAAGGGCAATATATAAAAAAATTTAAGTCATATATACCTGATATATTTGTACCACAATGTAATTCCTTAATTGAATTAAAATTTGCTGATAGCAAAGAAAAATTAGTGGAATGTATGGAACAAATCGATACAGATGAAAAAGGATATACAAATAATCCTAATTACAACAATTATTATGCCGTATTTTATCTAACTGAACTTTTTGCAACCCGTGATGAATTAAATGAATTATGGAAGGAAAGAAAACATCCTGATAATTGGAAACCTTTCTTTTTAGTTGGATCACAAAATATGAAAGCAGAAACTGAAAAAGAAAAAGAAGAAAGAAAAAAAAGATTAAAATTGAAAATAAATCATCACTATCATAACCGTTTGCAAAATGCCATCATAAATTGGCACTTTGCAATTGTAGTCTGGTGCTACACTTTTTGTATGAAGATACAAGGCAGAAAGTGCACACTGACGGTATTAAAAGACAATGAATTTATTCCATTACCATACAGCGAGGAAACTGTAAGATTAACGTCTAAAGGCTATACGCTGCCATCTTGCATAGGAAGAAGGAACAGGCTTAAGCGCATTGAGACAGGAAAGTTGATTCAGGGGTGTTTTGTTACACGGCTTGAATACCTGTGCACAAAGGCTTTGTTCCTTCTGCTTTTTTATAATGAAAGCTCCTTTGATTTATATGCTGACCGGGGCTTTAAAAAAGTCATCTACAAAAACGTTTTGATTAAAGGCTTTGAGCTTCGCGGAGATAACGGCGAGGCTTTTAAGCTGCGTTTTGATTTGAGCGGAGACGATGCCTGGACTGAAAGCTGGCCGGTGGTAACTCCTTCTATTTTGTGGGAAAGACGGCGGACATATTTTTTTGACGGGCACACGGTTACTGCTGACTTAAAAACTCTTCCTCTGGTGTACCGCTTTGAGCTTACCGGCGAATACGCTGAAACTTCTTCTTATAAAATTAAGCTTTACTTTCCGCTTAGTGATGAGCATTATCCTTACAAATCAAAAATAGAAAAGCTTAGTCTGGTGCTGGACCTGAGAGATGGCGTGAGTCTTGATTTATATGACCTTGAACCTGAGGGTGAAATGGTTGATATCAACTGCGCTGATACTGTGCTTTGTAACCAAAGCTTTAGAATTACCGGGCCTCTTGTTTTTAATGTAAGAAACGAAAAAGAAATGCTGCAGATTGTGCTTTAAGAGCGTTGTCAAAATGCAATCACTAATTGGCACTTTGCAAACGCACTTTGGGGTTACACTCTGTGTATGAAGTTTTATGCAGTTCCGCCTGAGGTTGAGAACGCAATCAGAAATACACAAGAACGTCCCTTTGTCCGCATAGTTTTTGAGTTTGCCGGCGGTGATGTTTACATCCGGGATTCTGACATTCTTGAATGTGTGATGACTTCTTACAAAAGCGAGGACGGCGGAATTGTAAATCTTGGTGAGCTTTTACTTGATAACTCTCATAATTCTTTTAATTTAGAAAATAATGAAGAGCTTACACCAGGGCTTGGTGTTCAGATCTGGTATTGCTTTGGCGAGCGGACTAATACCTTCTTTCGCTTTCATATGTTTGTGGATGATGACGGCTTTCAGATTCAGGAGACCGGCTATTCAAATAAAACCTGCAGAGTAAAGCTTATTGACCTTTCTAAAAAGCTTGATGATACAAAGCTTCAGAGAAACTGGACCGATGCCCAGGTGGTTGTGCACTCGGTAGTTTGTGACAGACTGCATCCGGAAAATTCTTTGGTTCATATTATTGCGGCCCACGGTGGAATTGGTGCTAATGAAATTAACTGCGGAACTCTTGGCTTTGATATTCCTTATGTTGTTGTTGCAGGTTCTGCCTGGAAGGAGCTTTGTTCCCTGGCTAAGGCTTATAACGCTGTTGTGGAATGTGGTAAGGATTTGACCTTGAGCTTTATTGAAAGCCCTTATGACTTACAGAATGAGTACAGCGATGAAAGCTGCTTTAGTCTTAATGAATGTGAGATTACTCATTACCGCTTTTTTAATAACAGAGATAAATATGCAAATAATGTTCGCTTAAAGTATACACGCTATGTTCAGATGGAACGCCAGGAGCTCTGGACTTATTCTGATGCGCCTGTTTGGTATGACGAGGATATGAAACCTTATTATCCTTTTACGGATGGCAGCCGGAAGATTATTTCTGATAACGATTACCAGGCTATTTACACTGCAAAGAATGATGAAGGAAAAACTCGCAACGTTGTTTATGCGGATTCGATAGACAGTGAGCAGGACTTCTTAGAGGCAATGGAAGTTACCGGTGAGGACAAGCCTGTTGTGATTCAGTACGACACTACGACTTATAAAGACAGAGCGATTGTGCAGCTGGGCCGTGACGGAAAACTTATTGGACTTCGTAAGGCTTCGATTACTGGACGTGCAATTATTTCTGAAACTAACTACAGCGTATTTGTTAAGGATGATAACGAGATTGCCAGTCACGGGCAGATTGTAAAAAACATTACTTCAAAGTTTTTGTCTGATGATTTATTTGAGGGAGAGCCTTTCTGCCAGAGACGTGCAAAAGATTTCTTGTCTGAATGTGTGAACTGTAAAGGGGCTTATTACCTTACAACCTTTGTTCCGCTTATCCATGCCCGCGTTGGGGCTTTTATGGATATAAGGCTTAATGCGCAGAACGGCTTTAGAAAAGTGAGAATTGAAGAGCTGACTTTTAGATACAAGAAGGAAGAGGCTTTCTCTTCTGAGATATGGGTGACACGAGTGTAAGTGATAAAGCTAAAAAATTGCTGGCTCGCAATTTTTTTTAACGCTTTGCTATTGAACACCGACCGCTCTGACCGGCGGCCTTACACAGGAGGACATGTGGGAAAAGAAGAATTAAATGAAAGTGAAACAAAAAGTCTGATTGATTCTATCAACGGGCTAAAGGTTGAGTTGAGCGGATTCAGATCTGAAATGAAAGAGTCCAAAAGAACTGTGGAAATAAAGATTGATTCTCTGGATTCTAGGTCTACGGACTGCCAGTTTAATCCGAATGTTTGTGCGACGGCAAGACGACTTGAAGAACATATTAAAAATGACAGCGGTAAAGCTGGAAGAACTACGGCGATTATTGCCTGTGTTATAAGCTGCTTTAATGTGGCGGTTACAGTAATAACGCTGGTTGTTCGGGGGATGTGATGGATAATCAAAATTTAAGAATGAGACTGATGCTTGAAGCTGAAAAGGAAATTGTTGAAGGACTGACAGAAGCTGAACGCTACAGATATTTTCTTGGACGGATGCAATTTTTGCGTTATGAAAGCGGAAAGGAAAATCTGATCAGCTCAGACTGTTCGGGCTCGGTTTGTCTTGCTTTGCTGCTTGCAACCGGCTGCGCTATTCGTGTTACGGCGGATGCTTTGTTTAAGAAATATTTTACGAAGAAGAATCCGGACAAGGATGATATTCAGGCGGCTTTCTTTATGACGCTTTATGACAGAAAGCTTGGATCAAGACTGTACAAGGAAAATGAGATTTGCCATGTAGCCGGTCTTTGTGGCCGGGATGTTGTGCTTAACTGTGTGGAGCCTTATTCAGAGCTTAGAAGCTTGAGCGATATGAAGCCCTGGTACAACGCCAATGATTACAGAATCATTGTGCGCGGGCTGGACCGGGAAGCTTTGCAGAAAGCAAGTGATGACAATGTGGATTTGTTTGGAGCTGATTACCAGTTTGAGCAGATTCGTAATGCAATTGACGGAGCATGCGGATGATTGGATTTAGATTTACTAGACTTGTTGAAAAGCTTCTTAGCGTGAAGTTTGTGATTTTTATTGTTGCGACTGTGCTTCTTCGCTGTGGTGTACTTGGGGGCGCTGAATGGCTGACGGTGGCTCTTACTGTAATTGCGGGAAGAGAGATTCAGAAGTTTAAGTGTCAAAGGAAGGTAACGAGTGAAGAAAGCCTTGGAAGTGATTAAAAAGATATTCATTTGGCTAGGGGCTGTGTTTGCGGCGATATTTGCAGTTCTCTTTGTGAGAGAAAAACAGGTGGTTTCGATACGTCCTTCGGACTACTCAACCACCGGGAAGGAAGATATTGATGAGATTAATAAACGTGCTGCAACAAAACGGGAGGAAGCGGTTGCTCGTATTGAGCGTGCTGATGCTCGGACTCTTGCAGAATCTTATGGCTCAGTCTGCGACACAATCAGCGACGGAAAAGAAAGATTCAGAAGACGTTGCTGCAGAACTGACGATTGAGGAAGTTATGGAAATTGCAGAAGAGGAAATTGAAAGAACGGCTCAGGAGTCAGTTAAGGCTGCTTTACTGGAAGTTGGTGGTGAGCTGGCTTTTGAAAAAGAGAGGGCTGACCAGCTGGAAGCGGCGAAGATAAATCTTGAGATTGAAAATAAAAAATTGAAGGCGGAAGTTCAGAAAAAACAGAATCAGTTTTTTTATGGAGCTTTGATTGGTGGTACTGGCGGCGTGATTGTTACGTCTCTGGTGTTCGGTTTGATTACGAAATAACACAGTTATTTCGAGCCGTTCTTTCGATGAGCCTAAAAAATGCGGTGCATTTTTTTTAACGGCTCTTCGATTGTAGGCAGGGAGTATGTAAATGATTTCAAGTAAAGGAAAAGTTAGAGGCTTGGTTACTGTTATGGTTAGAGACTGTAACGGTCATGTAAAGTATTTTAAGAATGGATTTTGGCGTAATCTTTTTAAGCTTAAAGAACGACCGATGATTTTCCGTCATCACAACACTATCACTAATCAGGGTGACGGAATGATTGCGGATCTTTTGATTAGTAATCCGACTCAGGATAAAGTGGATGCTACAAACGGTTATATGCGTGTTGGAACCGGCTGGACCGGAAGTACACCAAAGAACAATACCGGTGTAAACACTCCGACAGGCTCTTTCAAAAAACTTGATTCTACTTATCCAAAAACTCAAGCTGCTTTTGGTTCTTCCGGACAGAATGTTGTTCTTTACTGTACAAGCTTTGCTGCAGGGGACTTGAACGCAAACGGAATTAACGAAGTTGCTTTGATGAACGGAAATACTTCTGCAGCAAAGTGCCTGGCTTATGCTCAAATTACTCCAAGTGTAAACGTGCCTTCTGCAGACAGCCTTCAGATTGACTGGCAGATTACTGTAAGCGGAGCTTAATATGGGAACCACCATAGCGGGTAATCAGCATATAGGAACTAATTATCTTAAAAGCAATTATATCTGGAAACAAGGTCTTGGCGGAAAAACTGCGGATGTAGAGTTTTATGAAGAAGACTACATTTTTGTTTATGAGTTTTTTCCACCCTATGACCAGAGGGATGACGGAGAACTTGCGATAGAGTTTTATTATTACTATCGAAAACCGACTACTTCGGATTTCTGGAATTATTGTTATGACCCTGAATATTTTTACATCTTGCCTTTTATTGCATCCAGCAACGATGATCCACGCTATGGACCAGTTGGTAAATGGTGGGGAATGATTAATTATGATTACAACAAGATTTCTCTGGTTGGCCGCGATTCGGGATGGATTCATGTAACGCTTCATTTTGATGAATATATCTGGGGAAGATATACAGAAAATTGGCAAACATATGAAAATCCACTTTACTTTGGTATTTATTCTCCAATTCCTGTTTTTGTCTGGGATAATTCAGTTAGTAGCGGAATACCAGTAACACCTTACGACATTCTGTGGGATTATTCAGAGTTTGAAGATGATGATGTTTATGATGTTTTAACCGGAGGATATCTTGAAGACTGTTATGTAAGCAGGCGACAGATAAACGATTACCCGAGCTTCTATATAACTTTTCATGATGTTACGCCAGATAATTTTAATTACGCTATAAACGAACAGGCTGTCATAAATGTGAGTTCTGCAGTAAACAGAAAATCAGTTTTGAAAAAGCTTCTTAGTGAAATTAAAGCTATAACTGGAACTGCAGAAAAACATCAGCTGCATATAAGAAATGCCGGAAACCATGGAATTGGAATTTCTGACAGTTTTGCAAAGCGGATGTATTTTACTAGGCTTTTGTCTGAAAGAAAAAGTATGACTACTCTTTTTAGTAGAAATCATTCTATGACACGTCAGTTTAATGATGCCTTTGAGCCTATAGCTTTGAAAGATTATCAGAGACTGCTTTTTAGAAATAGTAATGATGTTTTAGTTTCTGCAGATTCGATTGGTAAAACTTTGACCTGGAAAAGACTTTTGGAGCTTGAACCTGAAATAGAGACTGAGGTTATAAGAAAACAAGTTGTCTTCCGAAATAATATTGATGAAGTACAGCTGGCGGCTTTACCTTTTGCTTCACGATTATTTTTTAGAGCGGTTGAAACTGTTATGAGCTTATGGGATTGGCTCAGAGGAAAAATCAGAGAAGCAAATAATGTGGTGACTTTGTTCTGTCCGATTGCATATGAAATTGAATTGGAGTGTCGTATATGAAATGGATTTTCAGAGCGAAATCAAAATTAAGAATTCTTATTGATACTAAATGCGACCTTTCTGGTTATGAAACTGTTTTGATCTGGGCGCGAAAGCCTGATGGAAATGTAGTGAGCTTTCCCGCAGTTGTGAAGGATGAGGAAAAAGGAATCATCTTTTATGACGTGGTGGATGAAAATGATATTGATAAAAGTGGCTGGTGAACCTTCTGGCCAGAGGTTGTTTTTGATGATGACAGGACAGCCTGCGGAAGATCTCGAGAAATATTTGTACACGAACCGGGGGCAAAATGAAGCGGCGTTTTCAGGTTCCTCAAAATTATGTTCCTTTTGATATAAGGGCAGATGCAAAAGATTTTTTTGTTTCGATTCGGGATGATGTTACGATTTATAAAAAGTTTAAGTGTTTTCCTGATGTGAAGCAGAATGAGGAAGCTGATAAGTTTGTGGCCTGGTGGGACTTTGAGCGTTTTGCGGATAATCCCAGGGCACTGATTTTGATTCAAGAAAAGCTTACAGAAATTCTTAAGACTATTACTTCAAATAATTTGATAGATGGATATGAGCAGCTGCAGTATAAGCTGATTTTGTTTTACAGGCTTTTGAAAGCGAACGGATATATCAATGAATGAAACTGAATTTTCTAAAAATGAAAGAGCTGTCCTCGAACAGATTGGACTTGAGATGAAGGCTAACAAATACGTAAGCGGTGAAATGCAGTTTACGGATTTGACGAATACGCTTTATTTTCTTCGGGCTTATCAGGATAAAATCCGCTACTGTATTACCTGGGATAAGTTTCTTGTGTGGAATGGGACCAACTGGGAGATTGATTACCGAGGCTTTGTGCAGGAACGTATTCCGATCTTCATTCACCAGATGTACAGAATTCAGCGTTATATTCCAGACCCGATTTTGAAGCAAGATTTTGAAAAGCATCTTATTAAAAGTGAAAGCTTCAGAAAGATACAGGCAATTGTGGGGCTTTTGAAAATGCGGCCGGAAATCAAGACAATTGAAAAAGAGTTTGATACGGATAACTATCTTTTTAATGTTGAGGGGCTGACGCTGAATCTTAAAACCGGAAAAGCTAAAGAGCCGAACATCAAGCATCTTATTACAAAGAAGAGCAATTTTATTTATGACAAGGCGGCGGACTGTCCGACTTGGAAAACTTTTTTGATGCAGATTTTTGCTAAGGATATGCAACTGATTCGTTTTATTCAAAAAGCCTGCGGCTATGCTTTGAGCGGTGATGTCAGCGAACAGTGTCTTTTTATTTTGTTTGGAACTGGTGCTAATGGTAAATCAACCTTTTTAAATGTGCTGCTTGAGCTTTTTGGTGACTACGGCTGCAGCACTGGTATTGAAACCTTTATCAAAAAGAATAAGGAACAGAGTAACGACCTGGCACGTCTTAAGGGTTCAAGGCTTGTTACTACCAGCGAGATTGAACAGGGAATCCCGATGAGTGAAAGCCTGATTAAAAGTGTTACGGGAGAAGATTCTTTGACGGCGCGCTTTTTGTACGGAGAGTATTTTTCTTTTAAGCCGACCTTTAAGATTTTTATGGCGACTAACCATAAGCCGAAAATCCGCGGAGCTGATAACGGTATCTGGCGACGTATTAAAATGATTCCTTTTGATGTAACGATTCCGCCGGAACAGAGGGATAAAAATCTTACTGAAAAGCTGATTGCAGAAAATGCCGGAATTTTGAACTGGCTTATCCAGGGATATGCGATGTGGAAAAAAGAAGGTCTTGGAGATGCGGATGCGGTTAGCAAGGCTAATGAGGAATATAGAATGGATATGGATGCGGTAGGAACTTTTGTAAATGACTGTCTTGAAATTGACGGATCTTTGAGCTGGCGGCTTCATACTAAGATTTTGTATGAGACTTATATCAAGTGGTGCAATAAAAACAATGAGCGGGTTATGTCGCAAAAGTGGCTGGGCTTACGGATGAGCGAGAAAGGCTTTAAGAGGTTGAGCACTAACGGACAGCGGTTTTGGCTGGGGCTGAGTGTGAAAGTGGAATGGCGAGGTATTGTAAAATGAAAGGTAGAAATTATTCTTTATTACCAGGTGAATTAAAAGATTGTTTATTACATTGTGGATTTTGTAAGAAGCAGGATATATTTCAAAACTTCTTGAAAGATAAAAAGGACGGCTTTTATAAATGTCCTAACTGTGGGAGATTTATTAGAAGGATATATGAAAGCAAAAAAGAAAGAGAACATAATTTACCGATTCGAGAAAGAAATCGGCAAAATTATTTATCTAAGCCAAAACCTAACTTGAGCGATAAGCCTTATATTAAACGTGTGACAAAAAAATATAAGTAACTGCAAAAGGCTCTCCCCGATAGCGAAGATCTTACCCCCTGGCAAATCGGAGAGAGTTTGGAAGCTTTTTTTACTTGCTAAATTAGGATTCTTTAATTTTATAAGTAAATATTAATTTATTACCAGATTTTCTATTTTTGACATCATAAAGCTTAGGATATTTTTTCAAATAGTCAGTAAGTTTTTTTACACCATAATTCCTAATATCAAAATCTGGTTTTACACGTTTTATATAAGAACCGGCAATAGAAACATTTACATATTCTTCATCATTCTTACTGTCATAAGCTTTTTTGATTAAATCCTGTAATTCAAGATTTTTATCTTTCTTCGTGACTTCTTTATCATCTTCTGGGGTTGAAGTTTCTTGTGTTTCATTTTCAAGATTTTCTGTATAAATAAAATTATCACAAGATGAGACAAACGCTTCTGAAGTATTACCTTTTGCACTAATTCCAATTACGGTTTTACCGGATTCCTTTAATTTAATTGCAAGTGGAGTAAAATCACTGTCACCTGAAACAATTACAAAAACATCGTAATCTGAGTTATATAGAAAATCCATTGCGTCTATTGTAAGTGCCATATCTGTTGCATTTTTTCCAGATACATAATCAATTTGATGAATAGGCTTAATTGCAAAATTACGAAGTACCTCGCCCCAATTACTGAACTGATCTTTTGTCCAATTAGCATAAGCACGTTTTAATGAAATTTTGCCATACTTAGAAATTTCAAGAATGGCAGGTTTTATTTTATTTATTTGTTTAAAATTATCTGCATCAATTAATAATGCAATTTTTCCTAATTCATTTTCCATATTTTTATCCTTATATTTTTTTTAGTTTTCGCCTTCGTAACAAGTTGTACATATTCTTGTATCATATGAATTTTCAGCACCACATACCGGACAAATCCATATACGATTTTCATTTGGTTTATCTAAGTACCAGCAAATTAAATCATAGGCGGCATTTTGTTTTGCTTCCTGTTTTGTATAACCAGTATCGATACCATGTTCTTTATAGCCTGGAAGATTTTCAAATGTTGTAATATAACATTCACAAGTCCAGACCTGATTACCATCTTCATTTTTACAAGAAGGAAAATTAAATTCTGGTTTCGCAATTTGTTTTCTTAAAAAAAGAACATTTAATAATTCAAGTGCATTTTCGGGAGTTGCATTTTGAAGCTCAGTTTTAATTTGACTTCCTACAAGATAGTTTATTGCAGCTTGTGCTGCATTTAATTGTGCAACTACTTTTGAATTTCCGGAAGCTTCTAAACTTTTAAAACAATTTCCGTCATCATTATAAAGTTCAATTTTACAACGATACTCTTGTCCTGATGGGGTAAGATAAACTGGTTGAGGAATATATTTTGGATAGTCTATATCCATTTCTTCACATAAACATTCAAGTTCTTCAACATAGTCTTCTTTGATATCTAACATATCCCACATTTTCTTACAGGACTTTTCTATAATATCATAATTCCATTTATAGCCATTTGATGTACGGGTGGCTGAATGCACAGCAATAGCACCAATGATTGCTTCGAATAAATCGCAAAGAACTTTATCATTATTCCAGATTTCTTTTTTTATATCACCTTTGCCAAGCAGAAGAAAATACTCTAGCTGAAGAATTCTTATACAATGCGCCAACGCAGATTTATTAATATAACTGGCACGTATTTCAGAAAGTTCAGCTTCATTTTTTTTAGAATAATAATAATCATTTTGAAAACTGCCAGAGTATTGGCTGAATGAGTCAAACATCCATTTTGTCATAATGGTGTTTACAAGCTGATCTCCGTAAAATTCAAGAACTTCGTTATCCTCGATTCCTTCATTTTCTTCGGCAAAAGATTTTCTTGTAAAGGCCTGTACTAATAAACGACGGTTTGTCCCGAAACTGTAACCGATTTTTTCTTCGATTTCTCTTTGAGAATTGATAATTGATTGTTGTTCACTAAAATTCAT